ATGCCAAATTACACAGTAGAACCTGAGCAACCACCTCTTGGCTCGGGTACTTACGGATTAGTCGAAAAGGTTCAATTAAAGAACGGTCTTGGTGCCTTCTGCAATGAATTCGGATATGCCCGTAAGACGCTCATTAATGCAGATAATGACCCAGACCTTGTTGAGAGGTTCAGAAGAGAAGTCAGGGCTCAAGACGATTGCTTGCATAAGCATGTCGCTCAGATTTTCATTTGTGACTTACAGGCTAATCCTCCTTGGTTTGTAATGGAGCTTGCGGAATGCAGTCTTGAGGAAGAAATATCAAACGGTGTTCTTTCAACACAACAAAAGATCGACATTATAAAAATGGTTTTGAAAGGATTAGCTTTTATTCATGCTAAGGGTTTTTTACATAGAGACATTAAGCCTCAAAACATTTTGAAATTTCCCGGCGGCGTATACAAACTTACTGATTTTGGACTTGCAAAAAATACTAACCCTACTCGGACGCAATTCGCCACAAAGGTTGGTGTTTTCTTAGGAACCCCAAAATACTTTGATTATGAGATTTTTGTTAACGGCTATTCTAATCAGTCAGATATTTACTCAATAGGCGTTTTACTTGAAGATTTATACTTTGAAGGAATCGATGATATAATCTTGAGGTGTAAGCACAGACGGCTTAATAAACGCTATATAAATGTTGAGCAAGTTATGAATGCTATTGATGATTTAGAGGCAAAGATTAAATGATAAGAATACTAAACTCATCATCATTTAGTTATTCTAAAAATGGGGTTGATGAGAACCAAGATAGCGTCCTCCCTTATAAAAAATCTCAGGAAGGTTATGTCATAGCTGTTGCTGACGGTGTTGGAGGGTACGAAGGAGGCCTTGATGCTTCATCCTTTGCCATTTCTGAGCTTGAAAAAATTGACTTAGCATTTCAAAAGCCTGATGTGGATAATTTCTTTCATGAATTAAGAGAGAAATTAAAAGAACTTTCAAAAAACAGCCCAAAATATATTTCTGCTGCGACAACATTAACATTTTGCTATGTAGGCCCGAAAGGTTTAACTATTGGACATTGCGGGGATTCTAGACTTTACATAAAGTCTGGGAATAAACTCAAACAAATTACGAAAGATCAAACGCAACATCAAATATTAATAGACAAAGGTTTGTATACATCAAGGCAACTCCGTAAGAGAATGGGAGGGAATGTTTTAACAAGCGCAATTTCAGCTAAATTAAATTTAGAATATCAGGTTATAGAGATTCCACTTGAAAACCTTCCTTTACAAGATGGCATCTTGAACATTTATATTATGTCTGATGGTGCACATTACTACTGGGAAGAGCGCCCTAGGTTTTCAGAGAACACGTTGGGAAATCCTGCAAAATTTGCTTCAAGCTTGCAGAAAAGAGTTGAAACTAAAGGTCCTCACGATGATTTCTCTTTAGTATGCCTTAAAGTTCGTTATTAAAACGAACACTACCATGGGGTGTCAGAGGCCGGAGGTTCAAATCCTCTCGTGCCGTCCAAAATTCCCAATTAAAGCAGCCTGTTAAGGCTGCTTTTTTATGACTGAAATCTGGGATGGTAAAAATTATGGTGAAATGGTGGCAAAACTATTTAGATAAAATGCAGATTTGTGATGGTTAGATAGGCCCGTTGTCATGCCAGACGCTCATGATTTCGTAAGTCACCTTGCCCAACACAATGACATCATCAAGAGCCTCACCTGCTATCTTCTGCCCATCATCTGTAATGACGCACCGATCGCCTGTTCTGGCCAGCATCGATATCCCTTCATGCACCAGCGCCACCCTGTCACCTTTTTTAACCGGCACAGACTGGTCAACTACCAGCATGCCTTCATCCCGCTCGATGAAGAGAGTTGAGCCTGGGTTATGCACGACGAGATCGTTCACGGTTAGTCGGCGCTCGATGTAATCTTGTGCGGGCGACTGGAATCCCATCAGAGCCTCCCGCCATGATAAAACACCTGAAACGTCCGCTCTTCACCTTCTTTAGTCGATACGTCACGGAACGTGGTGGTGTAGATTTCCACCCAGCGATTCGCCTCTTTCAACGTAAAATGCCAGTTTAGCTTTGCCAGCTCTTCGACAAAATCAACTGTCGTTACAGTGCGGCGGCCGCGCTGATCTATCTTTATCGCGTTTCTAAAAGCCACCTCTTTTTCGTACTCGCGCGCCATAGCCTACCTCCCCTCATTAATTTACTGTATATAAACACAGTAATATTGAGGATCAACTTTGGCAAGCCGCTGCGGTTCGGAATTTTGTAAAGCCTGGACTGGTGCGGGAGTTTTTCTGAATAAGCAAGGCGCGGGCGGTTAAGCTTTAATCAACCCACCCCGTCACCAGCTCAGATCGGCGCGGTATACATCTGCCCCGTCGCCGGGGCTTTTTTGATCATTCAGGTTTCGTCGGCCATGTAATATTTGGAGCAGTTGAAGTATCCACGCGATTCAGAAGCACCCGATATTTTTTCCAGGCAAGGAGTCGGGTTTTCTCGTCATCCGTTGCCATGTCCAGATCAACAGCATCCTGAAGAATTGCAATCACCTGGGTCGCCTCATTAATTAGGTTGTTTTTCTCCTGTTCGGACCGTGCTATCAATTCCTCCTTTGTAATCTCTGGCTCAGGTGGTGGAGTAAATACACCATCATTGTATGCCCATCCAATGCCAGCACCGCTGTCTCCACATTTGATAGCCACAGTATTTTCTGGTGGTGTCCACTCTGATTCCCCATCCCATGCGGTAACATTGATGACCATTCCTGTAGCATCGACGATTGCATAATTATCAGTTTTCATTAAGCGTACTCCCATACTATTACCATTCCTGGATTGCCGGTTTTCCCGGTGTAAGAAGTTGATGCTGATGCGTAAACGCCATCTGCACCACGCCCTTGCCAGCCTCCAGGGAATGGAGAGTTTACGGCGGAGAAACCGCAAGCTGTACCAGCGCTAACCTGAATTACTGGTGACGAAAGCGACTCACCCTGTGAACTGGATAAAACGAACCCTGTGGAAGTGTTCTCCGCACTGGTCCGGTGGTAGGCTGAACCTGCCACGCCAGCACCGGCCGCAGATAGGGTTCCATCCGCGGGGTTGCCACCGCCCAAAGACATATAAGGCCCAAAATATGTTCCCCCGCCATAGTTTCCTGCGGTGCCGCCTGCACCAACGGTCACAGTTAGAGGAGTAAGGATTGCGCTGATGTCAAATCGTGATTTATTGTATTGACCGTGGTACCCAGGCGTTGATCCGCCAGTTTGACCGCTTGCTGTTGAACCAGAACGGCTACCGCCACCACCAGAAATTGCCTCAACAATGATTTTTTTGGTGCCCGGGGTTGGGGCATATTGCCCGTTAATAACAAATATCTGGATATTTAAAAGTCGACCGGAATTCACTAATGCTTTGATTGCTGTTACGAGCTGATTTTTTTTTGATTTATCTAGAGCCACTCCTGAAGATTCAATTACTGCAGAAATCTCCTCCTGAACTGAATCAAAAAAATCGGCATCAAGTGCTGTAGGCAATTCACCTGTCTGTGGATTGCCCCCGGTAAAACCATTTTTACCCGCGCCAAATTTATCCACTTGAGCGGTTGATGTGTCGATACGGTGCATGTTTACTCCGGGTATCTGAAAATAACGTAAGTGTGCGATGGGGCCAGCTTTTCAAGAACGCACTCAGCAATGGTGTCACCCCATACACGCAGACTGTCTGTGCAGTCACTGATAGCGGTCATTGGGGTTATCTGAGTTGGGGCGGGCATGTTTACCTGCCAGTAATAGCGCCAGTCATCGCTGTAGAGTGAATCTGTGCAACTGGACTGGCAGGTGAACTGGCTTTTGTTGTATCGGGTGATCGTGACTCCCGTATACCCCAGTGCCTCAAGCTGCCCGAGATAAAAAGCTTCATTGATCCCGCCAGGAAGATTAAGTTTTGCATCCAGCCGCTGACGACGTTGTTGGAGTGTTTGCACACCAGCCGGGGCGCAGCTGTCAGGAAGCCGGCTTATCGATTCATAGCGGTCAATCAGCTCAGTTACAGACCGAGGATCAATCTCCTTCATTAACGCATCACCGCGCTCATGCAAGGCTGAAAGTGAGGGGGCCATGCCTGTCAGAAGAAGATCATCAGCATCCCACGCAGGACCGCGCGGGAGCAGTGCGCCTAGCATCTGGTGGTACTGCGCGGTTAAGTCCATGAGATGGTCCCCACTACGCCGACCTCACCTCTTGCAATCACAATATCGGATGTCGGGCTGACAAGCGTATGGCTGTATTCACCCGTCGCGATGCTGATTGCCTCGCTTATGCGAGACGGCTTAAGCACACCTTCAGGGATGCCGTCTCTAAGCATCATTGACCTCAGCTCAGCCTCTACGGCGTAGCGAACTTCCGGCGTGTCAGGGTTGAGCTGAATCTGGAAATCAACCACATGAGCAGAGGGGGCGAAAACGTAGATGTCTGCCCCGGCTACGGGTGCACGCGGTTCAATATAGGCCTGCACTGCTGCCACTGTGGCCGCATCCGGAACAGGATTAATCAGATCGCTGCTTGCCACCATTACGCCAACCGTACCCCGGCCGCTCCAGTGCCGGTAAGTCCAGGCGCGTGTGATGCCAGGCACCTCTTTAGCCCATACCTCATAATCACCATCAGCGCCGCCCTGCGGGGTCCAGTACCATCGCTCTATGATGCGTGCCCGCCAGACTTCCAGATCTTCAATATCCGCACCTCCCTGAATGCTGTCGGCCATTCCCGCAGACGTCAGGCCGGTAATGGGGCTAACCAGTCGCATCGCCAGGCCGTCATCGGTATTGCCAGCCTTTCCAGCCACACCGCAGATAACCGGCACGCGCAGTACGCCTCTCGCTGACGTGGCCGCCGCTGTTGTGGTGTAGGAGGTCAGATCATCGCGCTGGATAGTCACGCCGGCCGGGACGGTTATATCTTTTGCTGTCACGTCCCAGCGCACGTAGCCCGCTGCCGCTGTAGCCGCTTTACGCGGGCAGCGCTTCATGTTTGCATGTCGCTTCAGCCAGTTCTCATCAGCAAGGTCTGGCAGAAGGTTTCGGGCGAGGTAGTCGATATAGCCATAGACGGTGTGGACCGCTGCCGCCTGAACTCGTCCATATACTTCGGCATCAGTGCGGCGCAGTGCTGCCAGCGCAGAATCTGCCGAAAGACGGGTAAGTATGTCGTTGCGGATCGTAGTGATTAACTGAGGGAGTGTCGGACGGGTAAATCCACTGTCAGCCATTAAGTTCACTCCATAAATCGTTAAAGGAAAATGCCGTGCGGGTACCGTCTTTCTGGCTGATAACCACCGAGGCGCTGAGTGTGGTAATTCCGGTCCGCTCAGCTTTAACGTCCACCCTTACTACCACGCCATCATCCACCAGCCACTGAAGCGCCTGGCTGATATATTCGCGGGCTTTGAGCGGCGTTTTGTTTGTAAGTTTCTGGCGGCTAAGGAGGTAAAGGCGGGAGCCGATGCGGTCATTCTGCACGGTCGGGAAGCTGTCGCCCCACCAGCCGTTATCCTGCTCCGGTTTGTCGTCAGGCTCAGCCTTTCGCCAGGAGAACAGGGAGATAATCACGGCGCGCGTCAGCGGGTCTGGCGGCCAAGTCACTTCGCGCTGGCCGCCGTTAATCACAATAATCATGACGCCACCATTTTCTGCGTTGTAGCGTCGGTTGTGCCGCCGCCATCGCCATTCTCTTTATGGGTATGGCCGTTGTATGCCAGGCGCATTGCAGACATCGTTATTCCGGAGGAATCACATTTGTCTTTGATTTCGCCGGTGGCCTCGATGTCCATTTCAAATCGCGCCTTTGGCGCATTGGTGAAGGTGATCGGCTTACCTGCACCATTGACAACGATCCCGGAACGGGTCAGCATCACCGACTGCCCCTGATCGTCATAAACTGCAACCTCTCCAGTCTTTAAGCCTTTAAGGCGGTAGCGCCTGTCGGAAACCACCAGCACAACGCCATGCGAGCGATCGCCATCGAAATAAGCCGCAACAGCCTCAGCACCCAGAATCGGCGCAGCCGTGAATCCATACGGCTCCATGTGCTCGATATCACTCTTGCCCTCGCCGCCAGCCATTTCAACCTGAAGCATCTGGCATTTTGTTGCCGTGTTCAGGCCGCGGACCACGGCTCGAGCCAGAAGATTTGACAGCGCACGGCCCATGCCTGACATCGGATTAGCCATCAAAAGTCATCCTCTTCTTTATTTTTCTTACGCTTGCCGGGTTTGACTGGCTCTGGAAGGTATGCATCCGGCGGCCCGACACGTATTTCGGTAATGGTGCCGTTTTCATCCTGCTGGTAAGTCACCTCAGCAATGACCATCTTGCGATTGTTAAAGCCGAGGATGGGATCAAAGACAATTACCTGCAGGTTAGGCAGCCACAGAGAGCCATCCCCCTGTCGCCAGCCCTGCACGGTATAAGTCACTTCATCGGTACGTGCAGCACGCTGGCGCATTTCGAACTCTGCACGGTCGCTGCAGGTTGCGGTGGTAGCATTGCCGGTCTGGCGAATAATCATCGGCCGGTAGCGCTTCAGGGCTCCGTCGATGGTCTTTGCTCTGATGGCCGTAGTTGTTGCCTCACCAAAGTCATCGTCATTACCCCGGCGCTGGCCTGAAACCTGATAGTCACTGAACCGGTCACGAATGCTCTTTTCGGTGTCGCAGGAAAGGATGTTTTCTCCCAGCACCAGCGCGGTATGCGCCTGCAGGCTTCCGATGCCGCCGATAACCAGATTTCCCTGCGCATTGTCATATGCCAGCGCCTGCTGCAGTCCGAGCATCTTGTTGAGCACGTCCATGACCGTTTCGCCCTGGTCTGCCTGGACACCCTGCAGCGCACCTGACGCGCCGCCAGCATCCACCACCGTTATGCTGAAAGGCTTAGCGAGCTCAGCGGCTACCTGCGCCAGAGAGCGCCCGGCATACTGTGAAGGCGTGGCTGAGCAGTCGATGAGGTCAGCCGTTTTGCTGCGCCCGGATATGCCTACGCTGATGCTGCGTGCGTCATACCGGACCGGTGTTGCCTCAATGTAGCCGGTCAGAACTTTGTCAGTGCCTATCAGGACTTCAACGAGGTCACCGTTTTTAATCCGGTTGCTGCGGTTCGCCTGGTCGGTGTCACCGGGCCAGCTGCGGGTAATCTCAACGGTGAAGTCGCGGGCGATACGCTCAATCCCTGCGGCGATCCGGACCGATGTCCAGCCGCCCCACTCCTGACCGTTAACGCGAAGAATTACTGTGTTGTTCATCGTTCCGGCACCCTCAGTGACTGAACCGGCACGAAACCGGGATGGCGGATGCCGTTACGCGCCGTGATGTCACCGGCGCGAGATGCGGAGTCGTACCAGTCGGCGGCCAGAACAAGGGCAGGCATAACATGCGAAGGCGTGCGTTCCGTCATGCGCTCGACCTGCTCCAGACGTGCAGAGATGTCGCGGTTGAGGTCAGTGCGTACCGTAACCAGAGCCTGATAAAGACCATCATCAGAGACGCGCTCCATCTCAAGGTCAATGGCCTCATTGAGGCTGTCACGCACCAGCGCAAGGTCATCCCACGAAATGACGGCGCTGTTATCCAGAGAGGTGGTTACGCCGGAAGACGCAGAAACGGTCGCTGTCGCTGTGGTATCTGAATCTGAAACTGCACTACCTGAGTCAGGGCGTATGTTGCTGACGGCCGGGTGTGAAACCACGACCGGCTGCTGCGGGTCCTGCTGGCGCGTGACAGTGCGGTTTACTGGCTGCGGCAGGCTGGTTACTGCTGCTGCCGCCTCGCTGATTGCAGTGGTGCGTACCGCCTGCGCCACGTAATTGCGCTGTATGGTCTGCGCCTGAGCGGTTTTACTGTCGGTTTTCCAGACTCCGCGCGGGGCCAGACCCGAATCAACCGTGACGCCGGTCAGCCCTTTAATCATCGACATCAGGTCAGAGGTGTTACCCGCCAGCCGCGTTCCGGCCCGCCACATGGTCTGCAGCCGGTTAACAAAGCTCGCACCGCTCGATGGAGGGCTGAGCAGTACCGATAAATCACCCTGCATAAGGCGTGATGCCGCGCTGATACCCGAGTCAACGTACTGAAACGCGCTGGTTACGTTGCTGAACATGCCCGTTGCCTCATCCAGTACCCCGTCCTGCAGGAAGTCAGGCATGCCATCCATGCCAAAGGCACCGAATGCCGATGAAATGGCGTCGTCCAGAAACGAAACGGAAGATGATAATTTCTGCCCTGTCGCCAGCCCGGCGGTCGGGAAAGACAGCTCGCCAGACTCAACGAAGCTGAAACTGATGCGGCACATGCGGCCTTCGCTCTGGGAGTGACTGACGCGGATAGCATCATCCACGACCACGGTCATTTCGCCGTAGTAGGGATGAACCAGCGTACACGAACCCGGCTTTTCGATGGCCTCAATCAGCCGGTTGCGCTGCTCAAAGAAGTCATCGCCAATCAGATAAGCCTGCACACTGAAGCGGCGCGTCGCCCGGCCTAAATCCTCCGCCCAGGGCTTGTCGCGATTGGGGTACTCATGCACCTGTACGCGACGGCCAAAGGTGGCCTCATCGCTGTCGACCTTAAACGCGATGCCGCGCAGTGAGGCATCCTGCAGATTATCTTTCCAGCTCATGGCTTACTCCGGGCAATAAAAAAAACCCGCTAAGCGGGCGTGGTGTTCAGGCTGCTGAATTTTGCATGATCGTAACCATGTCTGGGTCCATCTGGTCGATGATCCGTTCACGGGCGTTGTTCAATAACTTTTTCCGTCCGCCCCTACCCCATTTATTCATTGTGCGAGCACACCCGCTTACTTGCTCAGTTTCGGTTGCAATCAGCAGATCGAGACGATTGAGCTGATTCATATGGCTGACGCCGTTCAGAATCGCCTCGCGAAATGTTTCGTATACTCTGATTTCAAACTGCGGGCTCAGCCATGAGGCATAACGTATTGCTACCAATTCAAGCCCCCACACGCCGTGATTCAGGCCACCATTAATGATTTCGACCGCCGTGCATTTTTGCACTCCGCTCAAAGTTTGAACAAAGCCCCTAATCTGCTTGCTGCGCATGAACTGGCTAGGCCGTTGGTTGTCAGTAGCCTCGCCCTTCAATACTGCAGCTGCGTGCAGGTCATTCAGGTTGTAGCGCCCTTCATTATCCACGCGAACGGAAACACCGTTCACTATGACGGTTGGATATGTCATGTCGAAATTACCTTTTAGTGATGAACCCTGTCGCACAGGAATACGGCCCCAAGAAGGCTCCGACAGCCAGCCGGTTCCTCAAGGTGCATCCTGAAAGGTTCTTGGTTAGGATTGCGCGTGCGATGCGCGGTGGAATTCAGGCAATAAAAAACCCGCCGAAGCGGGTTTATAATTTTTTCACGCTAGTAAATTTGAATATGAACTCGGGTTCTTCTAGCCCACCTCTAAGCCTCATGCTTGACTCTTTGATGCATGCCTCTTCGCCCTTGAAGAATGTTCCTGAAAATTTTACGGAATCTCCTTCACTTAAGGCGGATGCATCATTGAAAATTTTTGAACGAGGATCTATCAGTGTTCCATAGGAAGAGTCAGAAAATGCATTATTCCATGTTTTAACAATAATGTTTTTTGCTACTTCAATCTCAAGTATGCCTTTGCCATCACTGTTTGAATTAACATTTTTAACAGTGCCTATCCAATCAGTAATAGTGCGCTTTTTTAATGACGCGCATATCTCATCATCTCTCCTTGCCTTAATGCCTCCACGCTGCATATCGTTTTTTGCTGAATCACTTTCATTGATTGCGCGCTGAGCAATACCGATGAAAGTCCTTTCCTTGTCAGGCATGTCGATGGCATAGGCGGAAAAAGAGAAAATCACCATAACAAAAAAATAGATTTTTTCCTATTGCAAAGCATTTATACCTCCTTTGGCAAAGGATAATCTTAAATAAAGCTTTACTATTATGGCAATGAAAATCTGTTGTAACCGACATCATAATCCAGCCAAGGAAGTGAGTTGTTAGCTGGTGCAACCCGCATGCCTGGAGGGGCGTTTTCGAAGGAAACTTTAAGCTCACCCTTCTGTGACGCTGCATCACTGCGCATCAAAGGACCACTCATGCTCTGCGGGTTAAGCGGAACATCACCACTCTTCAACTGCTGCTCATTGTTATACCAGCCACCAGCCTTCCACCTTTTCTTAAGTGACTCCCAGAACGATTCGGTGCCGTCTTTCTGAGTTGTCGCATCAGAAATTTCTTCCAGCTTTTTGAACATATACAGCGCGACGGCTATTGATACTGTCAGAGCGCTCAGCTTGCCTATTTTGGTAAGCACAGCAAGTAGGCCGCTTGCTTTAGTCGTGGCGGTTGTAAGTGATCCAATAACCTGAAGCGTGAATAACCCGGCCATCACTCCGCCAATTCCGGTAATTATGCCGTTCATACCGCCCAGGGCTTCCGTCAGGCCGTCAATTTTGGTCCAGACGCGCTCAACTACCGGGCCGAACTTATCCCAGTCAGAAATCAACAACCCGATTCCCAGAGCAGCCAATCGAAGAAACACACCCATTGGAGAGAGCTTAAGCCCCTGACCCAGAATCCCGAGGGCAAAATTAATACCTAGCAGGCCCAGCTTCATTCCAACAAAGCCAGCAGCAATACCAAATGCCCCACGGATTACCTTTGGGTTTTTCTCGGCAAATTCACTAAATCGTTGTGACATGTCACCCAGCCAGCCAACTAACTTTTTAGCGTCACCAGAGAAAGCGCCACCGATTGCAGCTAAGCCGTTAACTGCCGTACCAGTCATTGAATCCCAGAGGTTCGTGAGTGTACTCAGTTGAGCATTCACTCGCTTATTGAGGTCGGCCTGCTTGTCCATTTTGGCCTGAATTTCATCGTATCCGCTTTTGCCTTTATCAATTAAAGCACTTAGCACGTCCAGTGTGTCGCCGTCATCGCCAAATATCTGCTTGATGACTTTAGTTTTGTCTTGGGTGGTTAGTTTATTTAATTTTTCGAGCTGTTTAAACAAATTATCTATGCCACCGAACTCACCTTTACCGTCAGTAAAGTCCAGCTTAATTCTTTGCTTTCTAAGTAGCTTGTTGGCTGCTCTAATCTTTTTAGTGTCAAATCCAGCCTGGAATATTTTCCTTATTGCGTTTCCTGATTTTTCACCCTGAGTTCCCATCTGATCCATCATGACTGCAATGGGCGCCAGAGCTCGCGAGGCAGTCAATCCATCTTTGCTGACCATTTTTGTGACAGAGCTGACATTAGAAAAAAATGAAAGCATGTTGGTGTCATCGACACCCAGATAAAAAGCCTTCTGGATGGTGTCAAACAATCCCATCATGTCTTTCGAAGCGGTGCGCGTTGCATCCTGCATTTTCGCCGCAAACTCTGCTGCGTCTTCTGGTGTCTTCTTAAGCTGAACCGCAAGATAAGCGGAAGCCTCACCAACACCATTCAGGATGTTCTGGGCCGGAATACCCTGCCTGACAAGCATCTGCATCATGTTCTGAAAGTCAGCAGTAGTCCCTGGCAGTTTATTACCCAGACCGATCGCCAGCTTGTTGATCTTCCCAAAATCAGAACTCACTGCGCCGCTGGCATCCATCATGGCAACTTTTAAGCCGGTGGCAGCGTCTTCCTGCTTAGCAAAAGCAACCAGCGAACCTGTCAGCCCGGCAGCAAGACCACCTGCCATAGCCATACCGCCCCTGCCCGCCTCCTCTGCATCCTTACGGAACCGGCGGAGGTTCTTTTGCATGCGGCCAAGTGCAGGTGAAAGCCTGTCAACGCCAGTGATAAGCGCTTTCAGTTCAAATTCAGCCATTGGCTTTTCGCTCCCGTTCTATCCGGTTCGCCTGGTCGATAAGTAATTGCAGGCTTTTTAAGTCCTCACTAAGGACTTCCAGAGGATTTATGCGCCAGTAACTGGCGCAATCGAAGTACAGATTAAGCAGCTCTTTCGCTGTCAGGCCTGAAGGAAAAAACCCGCAACTACCCATCCAGCAGCATTCAGGTCTGATGGCGACATGTCATCGACCGAACTCGGCGGGATACCACCCAGCTGACTGATGTATTTAGCCACCACATGTGCCAGCAGCTTTACTGACTCATCCTGATTCATCTGGTAGGGATAACCCAGCTCACGGACATCCTTGCCCGTTGGATCGCGCAGCTCCAGCACATGGATAGTCTCACCGTGTGCCGTAATAGGTTTTGAAAGCTGAAGTTCACTCACTGATAGAATCCTTCTGAGCCGTGGAATTCGAGGTCTACCGTACCCTCTTCCGCATTGTGGTTTGCTTCACCGAACTGGAACGCTTCAGACAGCACGTAAACCATGCCGTTAGCCAGTTCGGCGGTGATGGTCATCTGGTCTGAATCCATCAGCTTGGTGACCGGAAACGCCTTCGGCACCTTAAAGGTGCCTTTGACGTAAGGCGCGCGGTGCGTCTCTTTGTAATCCACGTCACCAGCCAGGCCAATGACGTCATCACGCACTTTGGTGTTCATCGGCACCTCAATGCCGCCGGTCAGCGACAGCTGCTGACCGTCCACCTTGACGTATGCTGTACCCGCAATCTTAGCCATTACGCGGTCTCCTCGCTGTATTGCAGACGGAACTGATTAAGCAGCGCAAAGACGCGCAGCTGGTTGACGTAATCCGGCGGGAACAGGACATCCACACGGGTCGGATCGCTAACGTTTCGCTCAACCACCAGATGCTGTTTGAAGAGTTCGAAGTTCTCCACAATGCCCGCCCGCTCCATGGTGCGGTAGCTGGCGCACATTTCACCTTTCAGAACGGCAGGCGTCACGATGGCCTGCCCCGGACCGAAGCGCGTACCGTCATTCGCCAGCTTATGCCGCGGGTACTTACTGGTGATGATGCTTTTCAGCTGACGGATAACGTAGGCGCTGGTATGCAGCGTTTCGCTGTCCAGGTAGCTGTTATCAGCCACTCCATAGGCATTCTGCTTATAGGTGGTGATGTCACGCTGAATGCGCAGCACGCCGCCTTCACTGTAAGCCGTGGCGATCCCATGCATCAGCAGAGACTGCTGCTC